TTTTATGTCAGAAATGATGAATGTGGAAGAGGACGAGGGAGCTAAGTGGCACCTTATTCAAACATTAGCAGGAGATCAGACCGATGGCTACGCAGGTTGTCCCGGTATTGGTGTTAAACGTGCAATCACCCTCTTTGAAGACAAAGGGTATTCTTGGAAGACTGTCGTTGAAGCGTTTGCTGAGAAAGATCTTTCCGAAGATGTCGCACTTGAGAATGCACGGCTCGCAAAGATCCTCACAGTATCCGACTATGACTTCCACAAGCAACAGCCCATCCTTTGGACCCCCACCGCCGATTATCGAATTGACGATGGAACAGCAGTTTAAAATGCGTCGGATTGAGGATGCACTAAATAACCCCGACACAACAAAGGAAGATATGATTACTGTTTTCCTTGCTCTACAACGTCAATGCTTTGTGCTTGGCAACAATATGAATCAATTGCTTAAACAATGGCAGAATCCCCCGAGCATTACACACGAGGATCAATAGAAGTCTGGGACTTTATCCGCGATCAAGATCTTAACTACCACCTTGGTAATGCTATTAAATATATTTGCAGAGCCGGTTTCAAGTCTTCTGAATCGAAAGAGGCGGATCTTAAAAAGGCTATCCACTACCTTGAAAATGAACTCTACCACACAACACTGTACATCGACCAGTCTGAGCGATCAAGCAATTCAATTCCGTTCAGCGTATGGGATCAAGAACAGTTCGGAGAACCGGACTATGCAACTGGCTTTGATCGATGAAGAATATAAAGAGTTTCGTGGTGCATTTTACAATGAACCTTACGAAGCTGAGTTGAAAGAGCTGGCAGATTTGGTATATGTCTGCTTTCAATATGCCGAAAATATGGAATGGGATCTAGAGGAAGCACTTGATCGTGTCCATAAATCAAACATGTCTAAACTTGGACTTGATGGCACACCTATCCGCCGTGCAGACGGTAAGGTCTTGAAAGGACCTAACTACAAACCACCTATCCTGAATGATCTCGTTAACCCATGACTACCACCGAATACAAAGAACAGCTAGTTAAAAAATATAATGAAGCTGTCGTAAATCTGCAGCGACTAGAAGGAGCTATCGCAGCATGTAATGCGCTGCTTGAGGCACAAGACGAAGACACTGAAACTACTGAAGAATGACAACATCTTACATTTCTCGCACGGGTCGTGTTCAGTCTTGGCTGGATGACCCCACTTCACGTTTGCCGGTGTCCTGTACTGTTTTCACCGTAGAAGATAGTATCGAAGGAGACAATGGAATTGAAGCAAGCTGGAGGTTTGTATCTCACGCACTGCGTTTCGGCGCAGGGTGCGCAGTTCACCTTTCCAAGCTGCGACCAAAGGGAACAGAAAATGACAAAGGACTAGTTGCATCTGGTCCTGTCAGCTTTGCCAAAATCTACAGCACGCTAAATGAGATCCTGCGACGCGGCGGGGTGTATAAGAACGGAGCTGTGGTATGTCATCTCGATCTCTCGCACCCAGATGCTCTGGAGTTTATCAAGACTCCACGGGCTGAACTGCCCTGGGTCAAGCGATGCATCAACATTAAACCAGAATGGTGGGAAGCTTGTGAGTTTAAAGACGAACTGCTCCACGGTATTAAATCTGGCGACATTTGGCTCAACAAAGTAAAATACGATGACGAAGGAAACCGAATCCGAGGTAACGTCTGCCTTGAAGTTTACCTGCCCTCACGAGGTACCTGTCTACTCCAACATGTCTCTCTCGGTGCCTGTGAATTCGACGACATCCCTAATGCTTTCTTTGAAGGTATGTCCCAGTTGTGCGAACTCCATGGTAAAACAGGTGTTGGCGAAAGCGGAGAATATCTCCCCAGCGAAACTGACCGACAAGTGGGGCTTGGGATGCTTGGACTTGCCAACCTACTTCGTCGATACGGAGTAACTTACGATCAGTTTGGTCGTGCTCTTGAACAGTACAACAACGGTGAAATTATCCGTTCTCCAGCTTATGAACTTGTATCACAAATTGCATCTGGTGTTGACCTTGCCGCAGGAGTTGCTCGCCGTAACAACATGGTTCGAGCCTTTGCTATCGCACCGACCGCCAGCTGCAGTTATAGAAGCTTGGATCTGGATGGCTATACTTCAACACCAGAAATCGCTCCACCTATCTCGCAGACAGTCGATCGCGACAGCGGTACTTTCGGAGTACAAACATACAACTATGGCGACGTAGAGATCGCCTCTAAGGTGGGCTGGGAAGCCTACAAGCGTGTTGCCGATGGCATCATGACTCTACTTAACAGGACTGGACTTCTTCACGGTTACAGCTTCAATTCGTGGTCCGACGTGGTCACGTATGATGAAGCATTTATCGAAGAGTGGCTTGAATCGCCCCAGACTTCTCTTTATTATAGTCTCCAAGTAATGGGCGACGTTCAAGATAAGTCAAGCGCGTATGCTGCTCTCGAAGAGACAGAAGTCGATGACTACCTTGCTAGCCTGTTCTACGATGGGGACATTGAACCTCAATGTGATTGTGCAGAATGAACCCTTATCAAAAACTACTAGCGCGGAAGCGCAAATGGACACCAGTACAGACAACTGCTGGTACATGCAAGCAGGGCGCGGAGGAAGCTGTCTTCCGTGCTCTTGCATTGCGACATATGGAACTGCCTGTGGGAGATTTTATCACCGATGCCCTCAATAGTGAAGTACCAACGTTGGCACGCGAAGTATTGGTGTCAAACGTCAAAGACGAAGAAAATCACGACGTCGCACTTGGTTACATCGCCAATGCTTACGGTGTTGATCCGCAAGCTGAGAAAGAAGCCCTTCGGCTTAAAACCGCTTGGGAAGCACATCCAGATCATACGATCACGAAAGCGTTGGTTGCCGAACGTGCGATTTTCTTCGTTCTTCTACCATTCTTTCGGTTTAATGGTGACGCTGGTATGAGAACAGTTTCTGCTGATATTTCCAGAGATGAACAAATTCACGTGGCTACCAATAGTCTGGTTCATACTGAGCTGGGGTATAACATCAGTCCTTCTCTTGATAAGCTCAGGAAGGCAACTATCAATTGGGTAATGCAACCACTAGGTATAAATACCGTGGACAAATATCTGGACAAAAAATTTTGGCTGGATTCTAGCGATCGGCTAATGTATGAGGGCAAGGCTCCTCAACTTGCCGAAACTAAATCTGCTAGAATGCCTGCCTTCTTCGAGCATAGTAATGTCAACCTCCCCCAGTATGCTTGAGGTTCTTGGGATGAATTCCCGAGGACTTATCCATGCATTAGAAGAATCTTTCCCACCCACCAATCCTACACCTGACGATACAATGGAAAAAATTATGTACCGATCCGGTCAACGTAGTGTCGTTGAGTGGGTCATTAAATATATGGAGGAGAACTAATGGCTAGTTGGATAGATACTTACGGCGGTAATACTACAACTCGTAGGCACACTGGTTTAGGTTCAATTCAAAAGGCTGTGTCAGCTGGATTGACTATTAATGAAATCCGGTCTATGCTTACTCAGCAAGGTATCACTGCTGGACCTGCGGGTGCAGACTACCTTGCAGCTAGACCTGCTGAACGTTTCATTTCAAAGTTTGGTGGCAACGAAGAAACATTTGCTCATACTGGGTTAGGCTCAATTCAAAAAGCCCTTGCTACAGGCATGACTATTAATGAAGTTCGTGATCAGCTTGCACGCGAAGGTGTTCAAACTGGTGAAGCAGCTACTAAATATCTTGCTGACCGTCCTGCTGACCGCTACATTTCAAAGTACGGTGGCAATGTTGACACGTTTGCTCACTCTGGTTTGGGTTCTCTTAACCGAGCACAGGCTGCTGGTATGAGTCTTGCACAAATCAGAGATGTAGGACAAAGAGAAGGTATTACCTTTGGTGAAAGGGCTGCTTCAGTTTTGGCTCAGGATTTGCAACAGCGAAACCTTAACAATCAGCTTACAAGTATGACTGATGTTTTTACCAAAAAACTTGATGACATAACTCAGAGCCGTGATGATGAGTTGCAATCAACACGAGATGCTTATGAAAAACAAATCCAACAGGAACAGCAGGCCCAGCAACGGCGTGAGCGCGAACTGACAATTGCACAGCAAACTCAAGCAGCTAACGTTGCTGCCGGTACTGCCCAAGGTCAGTTTAAAATTGGCACACGCCGCCCTGGGGTTGGAGTCGATGCATTTAAACGTCGTCTTAAAATTAAACCTACAGCTGCTCTTGGTATTACCGTGAAAAATGTAGGAAAACTTGGAGCACTTAACATCTAATGACTGCTAAACAACGTTATGACAGATTGTCTTCAAGCCGTTCCCAGTTTCTAAATGCTGCTAGACAAGCATCTGAACTGACTCTACCTTATCTTATTCGGGAAGATGAGCACACTACAAAGAGTGCTCTTAAACTTACAACACCCTGGCAATCAACAGGGGCTAAAGGTGTGGTGACTCTTGCAAGTAAGCTGATGCTTGCTTTGCTTCCGCCACAAACTAGCTTCTTTAAGTTGCAGGTCAACGATGTAAACCTTCCTGAAGAGCTTGGTCCTGAGATCAGATCTGAACTTGACTTGTCGTTTGCTAAGATTGAACGCACTGTTATGGAATCCATCGCGGAGTCCGGTGACCGTGTGGTCGTTCACCAAGCACTCAAGCACCTGGTCGTAGCTGGTAATGCCCTGATCTTTATGAGTAAGGATGGATTGAAACTCTATCCCCTTTCTCGATACGTGGTAGACAGGGATGGTAACGGTAATGTTATTGAAATT